GATTACGGAGCTATAAAATCATACAATAATGAGTATTTCCCAAAAAGCATACTTACGTTTTCTAATGGAAATAGAAAGGATGGCAGAATACATAGCACGCAGAAACCAGTTCCTTTAATAGAATATCTCATACAAACATATTCAGATATTGGAGATTTGGTTTTAGATAGTTGTTGTGGCTCGTGTTCGACAGGGATAGCAGCACATAGAACAAGAAGAAATTTTATCGGATTTGAACTTGACGAATATTACTACAAATTGTCAAAACAGCGACTTGATGATGAAATGGCACAAATGACGATTTATGACTTTATGTAACACGCAGAAATGCCCCATATCCGATTTTTAGTCGTTTAACGATAATTTGTCGGTTGGCAGTCGTAAAGTGGCTAGAAATCGGAAATATGAGGGATTAGAAAACATAGAAAGGAGATTTTATAATGATAAAAACAATATATCAATGCGACTTCTGTGGGAAAGAAGTTGCAGGACTTTATAAACGTAACATTGTTGTTGATGTTTACAATGGCATAGAACGTAAAAGAGATATTGAGATTTGCGATAGCTGTCTTAGAAGATATAGTAATGCTGTAAATTCTGCTGTTGAAAATTTCATAAGGAGTACTGATTATTTCAAAACACACTGTAACAGTAAAGGGAATTTCATTGATGTCGGAAAATTTAGGATGGTAGGAACTCATGAACAGGGCGGATATAAATGTCCAAGATGTGGCACTGTGAATAACGCATATGTTTTTGACGGAGCTTGCGAAGATTGTGGATATGAGGAGTGATGAACAATGACGATAGATGAATCAATTAAATGGCAAGAGGCTTTCAAGGATACTTACAAAGTATTTACAGAAAAAGCAATTGAAGCTACTGACATAGCGATTGGAGCATTGGAAAATCAGATACCGAAAAAGCCTATTATTACAACGAATATGATGACAAAAGAAAAAGGTATATGTTGTCCAAATTGTGAAACTTGGTATAACAGATTTTATGAAAACAAGAAGTATTGCATGGAATGTGGTCAGCGGTTGAAATGGAGTGATGAAGAATGACAGAAAAAGAGATAATACATTTTATTGAATGTGAGAAAAATGATTCCGACTATTATCGTAGGAAATTCTCAAACAGAGAGTTTTATGAAAAACTTAGGCATGAATCATACGACATGGCAATTAAAGCATTAAAAACTATAAAAGAACTAAAAGCCGAAATGAAATCAACGAAAAATGATGCTGATAATTTCACAGACCAAAATTATCAAACAGGCTACATATCGGCTATCAGCACTTTGGAGGGATATTTGGCTATTTTGGAGAATGGAGGCGGTGAAGATGAGATTTACAACGAAGAGTGACTACGGAGTTAATGAACTTGTACTAGCGTCAGGAAATAACCCGTTTGACGGAAGAGGTGAGGCATGGTTTATTTCAAAAGATATAACAGGCAATGTGTATACAGTGAATGGAGATTTTGTTGACAAGTTAGCAGAATACGAGGACTTAGATGAGAAAGGGTTGCTACTGCGGTTGCCTTGTAGGGTTGGAGATGAAGTTTATGTTATCACAGCACCTTTTAATATAACAATGGATGAAAATGATTTTGGGAAACAAAAGAAAGTGTATAAAGCAAAATTTGTGTCTTATACATATTATGCCAACAAGGAAACACAATGCAGATTTGAAGTTAATGGCGAATTTATAGGTGCGTATTTAAGAATTGAAGATTTTGGAAAAACTGTATTTCTCACAAAATCCGAAGCAGATCAGGCGTTGGCAAAGATGGAAAGAGAGGTAGAAAATGAGGTTAGTAGATATTGATGACGTAAGAGACGGTATTAAAGATAGCTTAGGTATCAATATTATGCTTGTATACAGTGGTGATAAATGGGAGGACATATTAGACAGTATACCAACAGCGTATGACGTGGATGAGGTTGTGGAACAAATAACAGAACTAGGTAAACGATTTTGCGATAGCGTAGGTTGCGAAAAAGACTGTATAAATTGTGAACACTGGGCAATGATGAGAGGTGTTATCGAAATTGTAAAGCGAGGTGGGATAGAAGATGTTAAGACCAAAAGTTGATGTAGAAGAATTTGAAAAGTTCGGATTTAAGCGTTGCAAGGGCGTATCAAAAGAACTTAGATGTTACTACTTATGCGTTGCAAGGGGTTGTAAAATGCTTTTTGTAAGTCCGGCAACATTCGATGTGAACGAATGGGACGAGGACGATTATAGAATACACAAAGACGCAAATTGCAGATACAGAGACACGAGAACGTATTTAGACATAATATTTGATTTGATTGAGGCAGGAATGTTAGAAAAAACATTACCATAAAAGCGAGGTGGAATTGATGGGGAAACCTAATTACAGACAGATTTACGCTATCGAGAAGAAGAATAAGGAAAGATTACTGAAACTGAATCCTAAGTTGAACGACAAAAGCGGCATTTATTTCTTTTTGCGAATCGATGAAAACGGATTTAAGTTTGCGTATATAGGTCAGGCAGTCAATATACTCCAGAGGTGTTGCAGTCATTTAACAGGATATTCACAGCATATTGACCTTTCCATACGGAAACATGGGTTGTATGATGAGGATAAAAACCCTTATGGTTGGAAATTGTATTTTGTAAATTTTCCTAAAGACGAATTAGACGAAAAGGAAAAGTTTTACATTAAGCAATATGCTGATTTTGGTTACCAGCTTAGAAATGTCAGTTTAGGCGGACAAGGAGAAAATCGAAGCAGCGGACAGATAAATGAACAGAGAGCAAGTAAAGGATATAGAGATGGCTTAAAACAAGGCGAAAAAAACCTTGCAAAAGAATTGTCAAATATAATCGACAAGCATTTAGTTGTGACATTAAAGCCTGAAAAGGTAAGCAACAAGGTATCGCAGAAACAGTTTGAGAAATTCAAAGAGTTGTTAAAGGCAGGTGGTAACGATGAGCAAATTTGATTTCGATTATTTTGTCGGTGGCGGATATGATTGCTTTGCGGTATCAAAAGAAAAATATACAAAAGAGCAGGCATTAGAAATCGTAAAAGAACAGTTGGAAGATGAGTGGAAGGGTTATAAATATCTATTCATTCGAGATGCTTATGTACGGCATAGAGCAGGAATTTCAGAAGATAACGAGCCAGTAGTTGGATGGTGGTTGGAATATAAAGAGCATAAAAGAAGTTGCCATGTTTATGCGTTTCATTTTGGAAATAGTTTAGAACAAAATTTTCACAATGAATATGAGGTTGTAGAGTTGCAATGAAACATTTTGAGAAGTTTAAGGCACTGTTGGGAGGTAAGAAAGAATGATAGTAATGCAAGTAGGGTTAGGGATTTATCTTGTGTTTGCTTTTATTGTTTGGATTGTATGGTTGTTTACTAACAGTTACTAACAGTTTATAACAGTATGGACGAACTAAATATATTTACAAATTTATTGATTGGATATTTACTGTCGGGAGGAAAGAATGAATGAGGTAAAAATAAGCGAATGTTACAGAAAGAATCTATGTGTGGATTGTGACAATACTGAATGCTTACATTGCGGAGATACTATGGCTGATTGCCCGAAATATGGTTGCGATAATAATAAACAAGATGATTGTGAGCATTGCGATTTTATTAAACAGTATCAAACGGAAATGAGGGAACAGTATAGAAAAATATGGAAAGTAGGTGATGATAATGGAAGATAACAGAGGTTTATTAAATTCTGCCGAAGAATTAAGAAAGTTGATAATTGAAAATCCGTCTTTAACTCTTTTGGTATTTGCCGGAGAAAATTGCAATAGTGGTGATTATAATTATATGAGTTGTTCAGATGTAAGAGCAAGAGTAGGTGAATATCTCGATTATACAGCACCTTGTAATGAAGAATTATGTTACTGTGACCGAGAAGAATTTTCTGAGGATATGAAAGACTATTTTTCAAACGATTATCCCGAATTGTCGGATGCACAATTTGATGAACTTATGGAATTAGAAATTGCAAAATACGATAAATACTGGACTAAGTGCATTATTGTGTATGTTGATAATTGAAATTGGATGAAACAGCTTGATAAGTTTTGGAAATTATTGGTAGGAGAAAATAAAAATGTTCAGTGAAGAATTTTTGAATAATTTATGCAGGGTTGCAGCGGAAAACCAAAGAAACATAAGATGCGATAATTGCAAACATTACATATCCGGTGCATTGAATAATGGGGAATGGTTTTGCGAAAAGAAAAATATT